CGACAGCAAGGTGTCCAGCATCAGTTCCTTGCCCACGGCGTTAACCAAGTTGGGGAACTCGTCTTGCCACTTGATGTTGCCATCAGCGTCACGGCAAACGACGTGATAGACGCCCTCGATGCCAACAGACTCAGCCCCCGCGACGTTGGACTGCATCGTCACCTGTGCGTGGTCACCAAAGTTAGAAAGTTCTTTTTGCATGATTGATCCTTAAACAAGGCGGATGAGAGCAGAGGTGCTGGTGTTAGCGGGCATCTGCACGGTGAATGAAGTGGTTGAAGTCTTGTCCGAGCCAAAGTCCAGAACACAGACAGCCCCGTTATCGCCCGGGGTGTAGATCAATGCGCCACGCGCCGTGATTGATCCAGTCCATGCGGGGGCGGAGAAGTTGATGTACGTAGTGCTACCACCGGAGTTGTTTGCCTCCGATGCAATCGTCGCTGTGACAACCTGACCACCTGCAACATAGTTACCACCCGAGGCTTCCCCGGTCACGGTGTAGGCGGTGGTGGTTTGATCCAGTGTGGCCGCGTTGGTGTACAGCGCCAGATAGAACGTGTCCGAGGCGAAGTTGATCGTCCCGTTGGCAAGGCCCGAGCGCAAGGTGTTGCAGGAATAGTTGCCAGTAAAGGCCATTACTGGACCCCGTTATTCTGAGGCAAAGGCATAAGACGCGCCTGCCCGCTACGGTACGCATCGCTGCGCTCAAGACCATTGCCCAGACGCGAGGCCAGCGCCAAGGCTTCCTTGTATTTGCCGTCGTACAGGCCCATCATGTCTTGCTCACCCTTCATGAAGGTATACGCCTCCACCAGCGAGCCATACAACAACACCGTCTCAAAGTTATCGCCCAGCCAAGTCTGCCCATCCGCAGCCACCGAGATCGACTCGGGGTAGTAGTAGTAGTGCAGCTCAACGCTGTATGCCGCATCGGGGGTCGGACCCAGAATGAACGACAACTCGTCAGAGATGGTTGCACCAGATACCGTCGGACCAAACAGAGCGTAGTACTTTGGGATGCCCGTGTCAGTGGTCGGATTCGGGTACGCCTGCCGGATGAAGTTCACATCCTTGTTGAGCAGGTACTCATACGCGCCCGTGGCATCAATCACCGCCATCGAATAGACGGACAGGAAGTCGCTAGGGCACGACAGATATTTGTTGGCTGACGTAACCGATCCCGTGACGTTCTTGCGCAAAGAGGGGAACTGCACCGTGTTGTAGATGCGCTGCTCGGCCTGCTGCACGAACACCGGGATGTTCGCAACAAAATCAGTCTCAAAGTTCTGCGTGTAATCGCAGATGGCAGCGGTCAACTGGGTGTAGTTCATATCAGCACATCGGGCCGCGAGCCATCACGCCCTTGGTAGCCGCGCCAGTGCCACGGATTTTAATACCGCTGGTCTTCACCGGCGGATAATCTTGGCTACGAGTATTGGCCACAGACACGTTGGCTTTGCGCATCGTCTCTTGGGCCGGCTCTTCGCCCACCACAACACTAGCGACTTTCTTGGGGGACTTGTACGTGGCCATGTCAAGCTCCCTTGCGACCGGGGCTGCGCTGGTTCATGACCTTAGCCATGTTGCGCCCGTACTTGAGCATGTCGGCATTGGTCTTACCACCAGCCTTCATTTTGGTCGGGGCCTTGCCCGGGTGCATATTCTTCTCGTGCTTGCGCACAGCAGTTTTCGCGTCCATGTTCACTCCTTACGTCGTGGATACCGATACTGTACCCAATTGCACAGATAAAACCAAGTTATTCGGGGTCAGCGCCATATCAAAAAATGATGCGCCCCCGACGGGATTCCAACCCCACTGAAATATGCGGCTACCCATTTCAAGGGTGCCCTGCGCCAACGGGTTCGGGTTTGTCGTTTCCTGAACCTGCAGACCAGACAGACCAGAAGTCCTGTAGCTACGATCCGGACGCGGGTTGCGCAGACCCTGCGGGTCATCCACCGGGTACATACCCAACTGCAACTGCGGATGATCAGGGTCCCAGCACTCGGGGCAGACCAACAAATCGTAGTTCTTGGTCTTGATGATCTCGCGTCTGAGGACTTTTAACTTAAAGCGCTGATCACAGCGATCACACTGTGCAATCGCGTTCTTACCAGACGCGAATCTATTACCCATCAGGTCCCCCCGATGTACTGCTGGCGGGGCACAAAACGAATCGCCGCCTTCTCATGGTCTTCCTGAGCCGCGAGTTCCCAAGCCTCGTCGTACTGGGATTTCAGAATCGGGAGGCGCTCCATACCTTGCGGGATCTTGCCCGCGATGTAATACGCCAAACCAGCCGCCATGCAGGGGATGAACCGGAACGGCACGTCTGCGACGTTCACACCGCCACCAATATCCTGCGTACGGCGCAAGCGCCAGTACACGAACTGATAGGTCTGCGCCCCGTCCGGGGTGGGCCACACCGTGACCGCTGGAAGCTGCTGCCAGTAGACCGCCGCGCCAGTGCTGTGCGACGCAGCAGTGGTGTTGTCTTGGCCCCGGAAACAGTTGTACAGGGTGTTCCCGTCGATGTATCCGTAGTTGATTACTTCAGAATCAACCTTGATGAACCCGGTGGCGGGTAGGCCGACCACAGAGTTCAGGGTAATCTGGGTCACAGAGGCGTTAATACCGCCACTCAGGGTCAGGCCCGTAGGACTCTGCTGCCCGTTATAGCGCTGCACCCAGACCTGAATCGGACGGGCTTGCTGAATCTTGTTGGGGATCGTCGCGTAAGTAGAAACACTAATCCGGGTGATGGTCAGATCGGCCTGAGTAGAGGCCACGTTTCCACCGGTGCGGATCACATGCTCCAGCAGATCAACGGTGTTCACCGGCAAGGCATAGGTGTTCTGGCCTTGGACCAGATCAATCGTACCCTGCTCAATCGTCCACATGTTCAGGCCACGGTTGGCCCAATCAGCAAACATGATGTTCAGGGAACGGCGTGCAGTACGCAGGTCGTAGCCCGTGCGCAACTCACCACCGGCGCGCTCAAACGCCTCCTCAACCAACTCAGACAGGTCGAGGTTAAAACTTGATACGCCAGAGGTGGTTGCCATTATCTGTGCCTTGCCGTTTTTGCTGCCACTTTAGGTGGCTGCTTTACGAATTGCTTCCCGGCAGCTTTCCCCGCACGTTTCGCACGAGTTGTCGCAGCGTACTCAGCAGGGCTGAGACTTTTAATAGCAGCCTCTGGAAGATACCGTTCACCCGTGTCAGAAGAGCGTTTGCCACTTTTAGTCCTCCACTTTTGAGCGGTCCAGTCCTTCAGAGATTTCTGCGGGGCTTTCACGATCAGTCCTTGTACCCGCCACCCTTGGCCTTGTACTGTTTTGCCAGCAGTTGCGCCTTGCGGGCGCTCCACTGACCGGCAGCGGTGCCCTGTACCGCCCGAGACTTGATGGACTCAAACAGCGACTTGCGCATCCCGGGCTTGGTGTAATTGCCAGCCGCGTTGACTTTACCGCCTTCAGCGTACTGCGTGAAGTCAGTGTCGTCCCGCCGGGCTTTGCGTACGCCCTTGGGCATTTTGCTGGGTCGAATTGCGCCCATCCCACGGCTAGCCATCATGATTACACCACCTTACCGCGAGTTTTACCCCGCTTGGCAATACCATCGGCGCGCTTAGAAGCAGTCATGCCGCCTTTTTTGTGCCCGGCGGAGGGGCCACCCCGGTACTCCGGCTCGGGTTCGTCACCCTTAGCCGCTTTTTTCGCTGCAATCTCAGCATCAACCTTGCGCATGATTGAGGTGTCGCTTTCCTCGTCCGCGCTCAACATCCGCTTAACCGCGCGCTCACGTTCCGTATTACGGCTCATGGCGTCAACGATTTTGTCGCTAAGTCCAGTACGCTTGTTGATCTCGCTGCCTACTTCATAGCCACCCTGCAGCGCAGCGCCAACAGCACCGAGGCGACCTAGATTACGGGTAGTAGCGCGCTGTCCAGCTTCACGTACGGCTTCACGCGCGCCGCCCCGTAGCTCAGACGTATCGACGTTTCGACCCCGTTTAGACTTACGAAGATCTTCGGCAACGTCTTCTACTACATCACCACGGTTACCGGGTATGCTGCTCCACCTAGTTCCGCGAACGTCCTGACTGGTCGCCATGTCTAGCCCCTTTAGATGACCCGGCCCCGGGTCTTGCCGCGTTGGGCAATACCATCGGCGCGCGACGACGCAGAGCCACCAGAAGCCATCTTCTTGGGCTTAGACGCTTTGGGGGCGGGTTTAGCCGAACTACCGTCAATGTCTTGCGGAGGGGGCGTACCCGAGTCCGGGTTGTACACGCCATGCTTAACGGGGGGCTGTGGCTTCTTTTCCAGTTCGTCGTCCATGGTGGACTCCTTAAATTAGCAGGCTTTGCCGCCGCGCTTCATGCCCAGAGGCTTGGAGCCGGACATCTTGACCATGGTGCCCTTGGTCTTGCCCTTGGAGGCAACGCCATCGCGGCTGGGAGCGGCGGTACGCACAGCGCCCATCTTAGCCTTGGTGATGCCACCGTTGGCCATCTTCATCTCGCCCATCTCATGCTTGATCATGGACTTGGGAGCGCCCTTCTTTTTCATGAAGGACAGCTCTTTCTTAACCATCGCCTTGGACTCTTTCATATCGCCACCTTTTGCAAAAAGTTCAGATTTGCCGTGACGTGTGTCAGGGCGGTTGATTTTCTGAAGATCAGCGCGGCCCGAACTGCCCTTGCCAAACTTCAGACCCTTGTCAGCTTTGACAAACTCTTTGCCGACAGATTGGGGAACACCCGTGCGCTTTGCAGCGGCGGGATCATTGGCGACCATCGCCATGAGATTGTGCTGTGCTTTACTCTTGCTCGGCATCTTGTTTCTTTCGCCGAACAATCTCAGCGAACGGCTTGCCCGTGACCATCTCAGCAATACGCATGAGGGTCCAGACCGCACCGATCAGACCGAACACCGGAGTCAGCAGTTGCAGGAAAGAGCCAATCGCCGCGAACACCGAGACAATGTCCAACGCGTTCTTCACTGTTTCGTGGTTTTGTCCCATGTCAGCAGTTCCATGCGCGTAGCGACTTGTTAATCCGGGAGTTTGGGTCTTTCGCGGTCTTCGCCGAGGTGAGCTTCTTCTTCATACCACTCATCCTTGCGCAAAAGGAGTCGCGCCTTGACCCGCCCTCGGGTTGCGGCGGTTTTAGGTTCATCCCTTGGGCCTTCGCAGAGGCGCGCCCCTTGGCGTTCAGACCACCTTTGGGATTCTTGCCTTCTTTGCGAGTCCACGCTGCGGTCTTAGCCATAGAAAATCGTGACTGCGGCGGCATCACCCGTGTCGCAGAACACGCCGTTAAGAGCGCGAATACCTTCGCCGGGGATAACAACAGTGTGACAGCCAGCGGAAGTCACACCAATGCGAAGCAGCACATCGCCAGATGCGGCAGAGGCGTTGTCATA